GAAAGGAACAGAAAATGCAATGGCATTGAGGGGAAGAAGTCTTGCTGGTGTTGTTTTAGATGAGGCTGCGTTTATGGATAAAGATGTATGGGCAGAAGTTATAAGACCTGCTTTGGCAGATAAACAAGGATGGGCATTATTTATTAGTACACCTGATGGTACTGCGAGTTGGTTTTACGATATGTGGTGTTATTGCGGAGAAACTGATCGAGATGATTGGATTCGTTGGAGTTTTACTACGATAGAGGGGGGTAATGTTGCTCCAGAAGAAGTTGAAGCAGCTAGGGGTCAATTAGATGAAAGAACATTTCGGCAAGAATTTGAAGCTAGTTTTGAAAATCTTACTGGTTTAGTCGCTGTTAGTTTTGATGATGAGAATATAGATAAAGAATCTTCTGACCTTAGTATGTTGCCTTTGTTGATTGGGTTAGATTTTAACGTAGATCCGATGGCAGGAATTTGTGCGGTAAAGCATAATGATTGTCTTTATGTATTTGATGAGATCATGTTGACGGGTGGAGCAACAACCTGGGATTTTGCGGAAGAAGTTACACGAAGATATGGGGTGGATCGAAGAGTAATTGCTTGTCCTGACCCTACGGGTAATGCAAGAAAGACAAGTGGGGTAGGTGTTACAGACCATACAATCTTAAGAAGGAATGGTTTTACTGTTATGAGTCCAAAATCCCCCTGGAAGATACGAGATAAGATAACTGCTGTTAATACTGCTTTATATGATGCAAATGGAGATCGAAGAACTTTTATCCATCCTCGATGTAAAGAATTAATAAAAGCGTTAAGAACTCTTACTTACGCTCCAAATACAGGATTACCTAATAAGAATCTGGGGGTTGACCATGCGTTTGATGCTTTCGGGTATTTATGTTTGCAACAATTCAATTTAGCAAAGCCAGAGACACTCGGCCAAACTTCGTTTAGAATATACTAAGAGACACTTTTTATTATGCCTGGACATTACGGTTCTATGAAACCAAAGGG